AGACCAGCTGAGGTTGTTCGCTACTCATAAGAACGGAAACGTTGTTTATGATAACGAATGTACAGAACCAATCGCTTGGGGCTATCCTATGTTAGGATTAAGCATATCAGACGATATAAAGAGCAAGCTCGGTCCACTGTTTACAAAACACAGTAACGATACACCAAAAATAATAAAATTTAGTGTGTATACAAATCGAGGCTCTTTGGTTTATCAGCAGGCCGCATAATAAACCAAACATTTAACTAGAACTATAAGTCAATGTTAATAAAAAACCTGCAAGTTGTCGTTTTCGACATTGAGGTGTTTCCAAACGTTTTTCATTGCGTGTGTAAAAATACGGAGACAGGAGAACTTCTAAAGTTCGAATGCTCCACTCGAAGAAACCAGCTTAGACAATTGTCAGATTTTTTCTTACGAAAAGATTTGATGTTTTGCGGGTACAATAATCACCATTACGATGACGTTGTTCTGAACTACATCATTGACTATTGTTCTAAGTTGGAATCTTTGAATTCTGCACGTGTAACGGACTCGTTGTTTAATCTTTCCCAGACTATAATAAATGCAGAGGAAGGAAATACTTCGCAATTTTCAAAGTGGAAATATGCAAAATTCTTTTATTCAATGGACATTCTTACTATGATGTACTCATCAAAACTAAGAGTTGGTCTTAAGGAGATGCAAATGACAATGCATTATAAAAACATTCTTGAGTACGATGGGGATTTTAACCAAGCATTACCTATCGATAAGATAGACAGTATGATTGAGTACAATATAAATGATGTGTTGTCTACTGAAAGATTGTTACAATTGCAATCAAAAGGAGTCGAATTAAGACTATTTATTGAAAAAGAATATGGAATTGATGCGCTGTCTATGGACAGTGTTAAATTCGGAGAATCTATCCTTGCCAAAAAGATATGTGAGCAATTACATATTAGCTACAAGCAACTAAAGGACATGCGTTCTCCAATGGATTATATTCCACTTAAAGATGTGATACTTCCAATCATATCTTATAAAAACCCAAAATTACAACAAGTTCTTGAGGAGATGAAGCGTCAGGTAGTCTACTCAAAAGAACGAAAAGGCTACGAGAAGAAGTTCGTTCTCTCGGATACGCAGTTCTCTGTGGGCGTTGGTGGCATCCATTCTATCAACACTCCGGAAACGTTCGTTCCTGGGGAAAAGGAATATGTAGGACACTTAGATGTAGCTTCTATGTATCCGTCATTCATAGTCCAGTATGGGTGGTTCCCTACTCACCTGGGAAAAGCAGGAATCGATGTATATAAGCAACTCTACCACGAGAGGCTTGATGCAAAGCATAGCGGACAGAAACTTAAGAACGAGACGCTAAAATTGGTCTTAAATTCTGTTACTGGGAAAATGCAACAAGAAACAAGTTGGCTGTATGACCCGTTTAGCGTATTTAAAATACGTATAAATGGACAACTAGTGTTATTAATGCTAGTTGATATACTGCTACAGTATAACTGTAAGATTGTACAGGTTAATACTGACGGTGTTATGTATGTTGCGAACAAGGATATTCACAGCAGAATCATGGAATCGGTCTCTGAACTTGAACGCCTTACAAAGCTTGAGTTTGAAGCAGATCGCTATGAAGCGTTTTATCAGTACGCTGTCAACGATTATTTTGGTGTCGTTGAAGGATATTCGCAATCGAAAGATCCAACACTGATAGAAAGGAAGGGAATGTTTATAACAGAAACAAAACTGGGTAAAGGCTTAACACCAGTAATTATACCAGAGGCTGTTATTAAATATTTCGTCGAACACATTCCGGTAGAAGATACAATTAAAAACTGTACTGATATTAGGAAATTTGTGATGGGTCAACGTGTGGATAAAAAGTTCACCGTTGAATATAACGACAAAAAAGTACAACGTATAAACAGATTTTATGCATCCACTAATGGATGTTATCTATATAAAGTAGATGGCAACAAGTATACAAACTTATTGACAAAGTCTGGTGTTACGCTGTTAAATAAATACGATGATGCGGACATTAAATGCAGACACATCAACTATGGCTACTATTTGAGCGAAGCTCGAAAAATAGTCGAAAACCTAAGGTGCAGACAGCTTGATCTGTTTGCATAGTCCGTTCTAGTCACTTGTTAACCAGTGAGTATAAGAGTATGATAATAGAATTGGATACAAAACTACTACAGTTACCTGTAGACATCAATTTGAATCAGTTAGTATTCCTTAGTATGGTATTGGATAAGAATCAAAAATCTAATCAAGACGTCCAAAAGTTAGTCAGCCTTATACATGACGACGAAATATCATACTTAATTCAACAGGGACTTATCACGTCGATAGAGAGACGTGGATCCATTGTCTATGAGCCTACCGAAATGATGCTTAAAGCAATAACGCCTGAAAAGGACTTTTTCGATTTGTTCTATGACATGTACCCAGTTTACGTTTTAAGACCAGATGGCTCAAAAAGCTATTTGAGAGCGAACGTAAATAAATGTAGACATCTATACAACACCTATGTCGGAAAGAGTTCGGCTATGGCCGAGCATTTAAACGAATGCCTCAAGTTCGAGATGGACAAGAAACTCCGAGAAGGCAAGATGTCGTATATGAAGACTATGTGGCGATGGTTAGTAGACCATCAATGGGAAGAAACTGAAGAAGAAATGAAAGATAACATAACAAAGACGCAAGACGCATATGGAACCGAACTCCTATAAGCTTTCATACAGACCTATGTCATCAGTGACGAAAGAAGCTGTTGCATATATAAAGGCAAGGAAAGAGCACAAGATTAGCTCGTGCCGTACTCGATGGAAGAAATTCAATCGAGTGTGTATGGGAGGTATTGAGTCAAATATTGTTATGTCTATAACTGGCATTTCTGGATCGGGTAAGAGTTCGTTCGTGAACGAATTATCCACTGATTTGATTGATTTAAATCCTGAAAAGGATATTGTTATTCTTAACTTTTCATGGGAAATGGTCGGATTTAGGCAGATCGGAAGGACGCTAAGTAATAAGCTACGAAAAACGACTTCTGAGCTGTATAGTTCTTACGAGGACCTTGACGATTGTACTTTCGAACAGATTGTCAATGTTTCCGACCAATTAAAAGACTACCCTATTTACTGGGTAGACACCCCAGGGACGCCAGAACAGGTTTGGCAAACTGTTGTAGCGTTCTATAATGAACACGTTAAGGATACCAATAAATATTTCATAGTATCACTTGATCATACTCTGTTAACAAAAAGAGTAGGCTCTACATTGGAGACGTTGAGTGAGCTACAAGAAATATTGATTCGAATAAAAAAGTTGCCACGAACATCTGTGATACAATTGTCACAAATGAATCGAAATATCGAATCTCCTGAAAGGATAAATAACCCGCTGTCGCATTATCCAATGCGCAGTGATTTATCATCATCAGATTCTATTTTCCAGGCTTCTGATTATGTTGTAGTTATTCATCGTCCAGAGACGTTGGGTATACGTGAGTACGGTCCCAACCGCTTACCTACGCAGAATAAAGTATTTCTGCACGTGTTAAAGAATCGTGATGCAGGCAAGCCTTGCATTCTTGAATTCGAGAACGACCTTGCTTACAACAACATAATTGAAACTGAAGTAGAGTCATAAAAATAAGGAAAGGCTGAAATTTATGAATACATACACATTTACACTCAATAACTCTACTAAGAACCCCAGTAATTCATTTGCAAACGCTTCTAAGGCTCTCGATGCTCTTCTCTATGCTAATATAGATGCAGCAATCCCTTACCTTGGTGGCAAGGCAAACGATGCGATAATCATTAAGCCTAAGAAGGAGAAGACTATCGACATTGATATTACTATTTCTAAGAAGAATAAGAAGAAGGATATCACTTTTGCTAACTTCATTAAGGCATTCGCTGCAATGAATAAGGCAAAGGATACGTATGATTTCAAGCTCGACGATGGTACACCTATTAAGTTCTTCAACGATGAGATTCAGATCGGTTACGAGCTGTTTGACATCGATGAGGGCTATCGTGAGATTTACAATCGTATGTCTAACGCAAACAAGCGCACCATTATCGACATCTATATAACAAAATAAAACCTATGAGTTTAATTCTACCCACATCTCCAATTCCAGCAACTTCAGTAGACCCTAATTTTATAATCATGTATGGTCGTCCAAAAGCAGGAAAGACTTCTGCAGTCGCCCAGCTTAAGGATAATCTTATAATTGATTTGGAAGGAGGTTCTACTTTCATTGACGCTATGGCAATACAATGCCGTACTGTCAGTGATTTAGGAGAGGCTGCGCAAGCCATTAGAGCTAAGAATAATGAAGTGGGACGCAATTTCTATAAGCGAATAACTATAGATAATGCAACTCGTTTGGAAGAAATCTGTCTCAGTTATGCTGCAACCTTATATCGCCAGACTCCAATAGGAAAAAACTGGAAAGGTACAGATGTAAGATTGTTGCCGAATGGAAGTGGATACCTCTATATACGACAAGCTGTTAGGAAAGTTCTTGACATGTTTAAAGATCTATGTGATCAGTTTATTCTGATTGGACACGTAAAAGATGTTCAGATCGATAAAGACGGAGAGGAAGTTTCTGAAATGGCTTTGGATTTGGTTGGAAAACTGAGTTCGATAGTATGTGGAGAAGCCGATGCTGTCGGTTATATCTACAGAAAGGGAAATGAAACTCATATAAGTTTCAAAGGTGGAGATGGAACCATTAAAGAGGCTCGTGCCCCTCATCTCCGTGGCAAAGACATTGTCATTGCTACAGGAAATGAAGATGGCTCTATCACTACTTATTGGGATAGAATTTACAAGAACGGGTAAGTTCCGATGTTTAACACAGTAACTTAAAATAATATGTTTAGTACTAGTACAGCGACAATCAACAATACAGAGTTTACCTCTAGCTATATGCCAGTAGGTATTAACGACAATGTTACACTCAAGGAGATAACTGCAAAGAAGTCTCCACAGGGTAAGGATTTTCTTGAAATTGTTTTCGAGAATGCGGAAGGACAGACTGCAACAATGTCTGTTTGGAAGAACGAGAAAGGTTTGTTCATTAAGACCGACGAGGATCTTCAGCGTCGTGATAACGCACAGTTCGGTAACATGATGCAGATTCTTAACTGTTTCTATCCTTCCATAGAAGATACCACTCTCAACTCATTTAAAGAGATGATTGATTGGGTTTCATCTAAACTTACCCCAATGATTGCTACAAAGAAGGTACTCAGGTTGAAGGTTATTTATGATAACAAGGGCTACACAAAAGTATCTACGAACGGTATGTTTGTAGAGCCAATGGATGTAGCAGAGTCTCAGATTAAACTTTTCAAGTCAGACCGTCTCGAGCGACCAGTTCAGGCCGATAACGAGAATGCTGGCGATCCGCTTGCTACAGATTCCACTCAGGATATGAGCACTCCGGGAACATCTGAGGCACCTGCAACATCAGGAGCCGAC